AACCTTGAAGCCGATTTCAAAAACTTAAAATTCGCAACCGGCCAAACCATTGATTACCGTTTAGAAGAGCGTTATTTGGCTGGTGAGGGTGCTACAGCGACTGCTGAAGCCCGCGTCCAGGTTATCCGCCCTCTTACTATTAACAAGCAATTCCGTACCATGCTCGAATACTCAGGGTTTAACCTGACGTTTGACCGTGCGCGCGATGAACCTTATTTGGAAATGGCGAATGCTCCACGTGCTAAGCGTTTAGCTAACATGGTTGAGAGCTTTGTTGCTCGTGATAACTTCTGGCCTGCTACGTATCAAGCGGTGGGTACTCCTGGGGTTCCCGTTGACTTCAACACGGTCTTAAACGCTGATGCGTACATGACTGAGTTGGCAATTCCTGAAGACGGCAAGCGTTATGCTGCTGTTCCTCCACGTGTTGCGGCTAACCTGTCTAACGACCTGTACAACGTGTTTAACAACACCGTGAATACGGGTGCGTTGATGGATGGCTTTATTGGTCATTTGTCAGGTTTTGACTTCTTCAAAACCAACTTCTTAGGTCGTCAAGTTGCGGGTGTTGGTGAAACAGGTGGAAGTCCTCCGGCGGGCAAAAAGTTGGCTGGAACAATCACGAACGGGCCTATTGTCGGTGGCAATACAATTGAAGTGTCTGGTGTTGCGGCGAGCGAGATCGTATTCCGTAAAGGTGACATACTTGAGTTAGACGCTGATGATGGCGTGTTCATGGTTAATCCGTTAACTTACGAAGACCTGTCAACCCCTGCTCAGTTTGTGGTAACAGCTGATGTTACATCAACGGGCGGCGGCGCTGCGGTGATTCCGGTTAACCCAACCATCGTTATCAGTGGCGCACGTAAAAACGTCAGTGCTGCTATTCCTAACGGCGCTCAGTTGTTCATGTACGATTCGCATAACGTAAGCTTGGCGTATCACACGCAGGCGTTAGTGTTTGCGGCCCCTCCTATCAAAGAATTGAAAGGTGGTGTTGAAGCAGTGACTCGTTACAGTGACTTGTACAAATTAGCGATGACGTACTCCTTGGGTGCTGATATCCGTAACTACGAGCAATTAGACAGGATTGACGTTATTTGCGGTTGCGCAATTAACCCTGAGTTTGCTGTTCGGATTATGTCGTAACACAAGCGGGGGCTTCGGCCCCCACTTTTTAAGGAGTTACGATGGAAATGTATCAAGGTAGATTAATGAATGTATCAGTATTTCGCGCGTACGTGTACGGCGATGGTGAAAAGAAGCTGGTGAACAACTGGCACGAATTCAAAGAAGCGTTAGCGGCGGGCTGGCGAGAAAGCAAGGCGGTGAAGGATGACGACGACAAGGCAGTTTCTAACCCAGTCTTACCGACTAATAAGCGCCGCAAATCCAACAGTACCACTGCAGGGCGACAACCTAAGTCTCGGGCTAACGGTTCTTAATCAGTTATTGCAATCCTACGCAAGCACAGGGTTATTGATTACGATTGCGAAGACGGAGAGCGTTATTGTCGGCATTGGGCAGCAAGATGTTGTTTGTGGTCCCCCTACGTACGTACCTACACCTGACATTACCGTAGGGCGTTTAGCGAATTTTGAAGCGGCTTGGTTGCTTCTTGAAGGTGTGACGTACCCATTGATTAACAAATCACGCGATGAGTTTTTAGCGGCATGGAAGTACGACCCTTTAGCGGGGTTGCCACGGTTTGCTATTGTGTTTCCTGAGACGGAAGTAACGCGAATACGTATTTACCCCGCGCCCAGTCAGCCCTATGAGTTTTTCTTGCGTGGCAAGTTTCAATTAAATGAGGTTGGCCCTAATGACACGTTAGATAGTTTGCCGCAGTATTATTTACGATATCTTATGTTTGCGGTGGCTAAAGACGTTGCAATGTATAATGGGCGCATGGAGGCTTGGACCGCTCCACTTGAGCAAATGCTTGTTGAGGCGCGCGATCAGATGGTTGCAGCTTCGGAGGTCAACCTTTCGATCACAGGCGACATCAACTCGCTTTTAAATGGTGCATGGCGCGTACGAGCGGGGATTTAATCATGCCAGTCAAACCGCTTAATATATTCTGCTACTTTAATAAACAGCGCTTCACCGCGTTTGGTTCTATGGATGCGGCAAATTTCTACGGTGTACAGGTTCCTGACACGAAGAAAGGCCAGGCGTTATATCCTGCGATGGGTCGCCGCCACGTCGAATTCTTCGGTCAGAACCAGCTTGTATTTACGGCGCAGCCAACCAAGATATTCAAGAGTATTAATTACTGGTATGCGGTGATTGGTACACAGGTGTTTCAGATTGACAAGTTTTATCAGCAGCGATTGTTGGGTGAGGTAGCGTTTAACGCGAACATTTGGCCTGCCACACTAGCTGTTGGGACGACGGTTTACACGATGTTTTCTGATGAGCGTAGTTTGTATGTGATTACGGAGGATGGAACATCGGTGTCGATGGTTGAGGTTACCGATCCAAATGCACCCGGCGGGAGCACGACGGGCGGCAGCCCTCTCTATGTCGCAGCCTTCGGTAACCGCTTTGTTGTAAGCGAAAAAGATACGCCGAACTACTACCTAAGCACGATTAATTTAACCGGCAATGCAGGAAACTGGTTTAGTTTTGGCTCGCCAGCAGCCGCACTATTCAACCGTGCGTCGGGCGTAATCGGTCAATTCGCAACCCTACACGGCCAACTCTACATCTTATGTGACTTTACCACCGACGTATGGTCAAACATACCAACACGCGTGGAAGTAGCAGGCGGGGGCTTCAGGGAATTTCCTTGGAAGCTAAACACATCGTATAACTTTGATTACGGTATCGCCGACCCGTTCAGCTTAGACGTTGACTTCGGGCGCATGTGTTGGTTAGCGCGTAACAGCAACGGACTTGTGTCCTTTATGGTAAGCACAGGCGGTCAACCTGAAGATATGTCTAGCCAAGCTGTGAACGTACTTATCGAACAATCCACGTCCAACTCAGGACTGATACCGTTCTTAACGCAAACCAGTAACGGTTTCTTGTATCAATATGAAAACACGATATTTTACCGTGTTTCAGCCGGTGCATTCCGTGACTTTGGTGAGCTGGATATTGTGGACTCGGCGAATTCATTGGAATTTAACTTTAATACCAAAACATGGCATCGTGTCATCGAGCTGAACGGCGAACGCAATCGTATTGACCAACATATCTTCTTCAATAATAAACATTTGGTGACAGTTGAAGAAGATACCGCGGTGTATGAAATGGCGGGTAACATTTACTCGAACGAGCTTAGAACACCTGGCACAGACGCGCAGGCACCGAATGCGTTTACACGATATCCTATGCGGTATGAACTAGTAACGGGGCAAATTTATGAAGAAGATTACTCGGAATTTATCACGGACTACGTTGAAATTGACTTTGTATTCGGCGACCAGACGTTTTATAAAAGCTCTGCGCCGTTTGCGAACACGCAGTTCCTCGTTACTGAAACGTCTACGGAAGATAATCCCGTATTCATAGTCGACGAAGACAGCACCGAAGATAATCCCATATTCATTGTAGGCGAAGGTAATACGCCAAGTGATGATGACGGGCATTATGACGACCTCATTAAGCCTAGCATTGAGCTGTTTATTAGCGACGACGGTGGCGTGACGTTTGTGAGCGCGGATAGTCTGGAGTTTAGCCCGTTGGGTGTGTACCGTTGGAGAATGCGTTGGTACAACTGCGGCCCAAGCCGCAACCGCTGTTATAAATTGGTATGCGTGAGTAGCGCCCCTGTAGTTATCCTCGGCGGTATTCAGAGTGTTCGTAAAAGCAGCGGCGGAGCTAACTAATGGCTACAGTATTTTTAGACAGGGTTAATGCTGTACCCCTTGGGGGGCTAGATTTTACCCCTGAATTCGTGCAATGGTTAACGATATTAGCCGACAGTTTAAACGAGGTGTTAGGTGATATTGAGGACTTGTTTAACGTGCTTCCGGCTCCTCAATACACAGCGGCAGAAATTTCGGCTCTTGCTGCTGATTTACCTGATGGCGTTATTGTATATGATACTACTGCTAATGTTTATGTAGGGAAAGAAAACGGTACACTGGTGCAGTTTGATACCAGTTCTTATCCATAAGGAGATATTTATGAGTTGGTTATCAAGTTTTATGCATCCAGGGCGACCTTATCAAGCCGCGCAAGACCAAATGCAGCAATATTATCAGCAAGCGCAAGGTCAAATGCAGCCGTTTATTCAGCAAGGGCAACAGGCTGGCACGCAATTGGGTGGTGCTATGCAACAGTTGCTTGACCCTCAAGCATTGCAAGACAAATGGATGCAAAGCTATGAGACAAGTGCGCAAGCCAAGAATATGCAAGACCAAGCGCAGCAATCGGGATTGAATGCCGCCAGCTCTATGGGGTTGATGGGTTCGTCACCGGCTATGCAGGCGTTGCAACAGGGTAGCGCACAAATTGGCGCACAAGACCGTCAAAGCTACCTTAATGACTTGATGCAGAAGTATCAGTTGGGTACGGGTATTGGTCAAAACATGTATGGCACGGGCGCTAACATGGCTGGGCAGAGTGCGCAACAGACGCAGCAGATGGGTGAGAATATGGGTGCTGCTGCGTTTGGTCGCCAAGGTGCTGGGGGCGACATGTTCGGTAATTTATTGAGCGCTGCTGGGAAACTTGGAACCTCATGGCTCACCGGTGGGATGGGTGTAGGCGGCATGGGTCGCGGCATGTGGTCACCAACAGGAGGTTAATATTATGGCGATATTCGGTGCTATTCCAATGCCTAGGTCTGGGGGTGAGGTGTTTAATGCGGGCGTTGACACCATGATTAAGCAACTCATGGACAGGCAACATCAGCAACAACAGCAGCAGCAGTTTGCGCAAGAGTTGGCTTTGAAGAAGCAGGCTGCTGGACGTGCGTCACAAGCAGCGGCTGATTCTCATCAGGCGGCTCAGGATGCGCATGAACGAGCGCTGATGGAAACAGACCCAGCGAGGAAGATAGCTTATATCCAGCAGCTCATGCAAGGGGTTGGTGGTATGGGTGGGCAACAAGCTACGCAACAACCTATGCCCACGCAAGAGTACGGCCAAGGCCTTGGCATGTTAACGCCTGAAGGTATGCAAGATGCTCAGCAACAGCCGCAAGCGCAGCAAATGGGCGGGGGCATGGGGCAAGATGCGCTGAAAGCTCAGATGATGAAGATGATGGGGTTTGATCCAAATTACGAGACACCTGAGATGAAGTCCCAGCGTGAATTGGAAACATATCGAAAAAAACAAGAAATTAAGTCTGAAGGCGCTGGCGGCGAAGCCTTAACAACACCGATAAAAACTAAACTTCAAAATGTGATTACAGGTGTAGACAGTGCAGTACCTGTTTTAGAGGATTTATTAAAAAAAGATACCTTTATTCCGCACGGCTATGAATTTTTGCATCCAGCGAAATACGCGGATTATCACACTAAAGTTAATAGCATTATTGAGCCTCTTATCGGGGCGATGGGGCTTAACGTTACGGACGCAACCAAAGAAATGATGGCGCAGCAAGTTACTAGAAAAACCAATGAATCTACAGAAGCTTATAAAAAGAGGTTAGGTTCTGTTTTAAGTGATTTGAAAAGACGTCAGTTATATGCGCATAAAACCTTAAAATCTGGGCGCGTTCCAGAGGGCAGTGATTTATCTCATTTATCTGATGAAGAATTAGCTGCTATTGCAGGAGGTGAATAATGGCTATTACACCTGAACAAGCTCGGGCTGAGTTAGATAGACGAAAAGCAGCATCAAGTCAAATGGAAGCCCCTGAAGAAAGCGAAAACTTATTGCAAAAGGTCATGCGTTACGGCTTGAAAGACCCTGCTATTGGGTTGATGAGCATGGGGAGAGAGTTTGCTAACTTACCGCATAAATTGACCGGTGGTCGCGTACCTGAGTTTTCACCTTCTGATTATGATTTTGGCGCTGCCTTGGGCGTTTCATCACCAGATTCAGCGGACAAGCTAATTCAGTTTGGTGCACAATACGGGCCTTCTATGGCGATTCCTGGTGTTGGCTTAGGTCGCGCAGGGCAAGCTATCGGAAGAATACCTGGTGTAGGACGATTTGCATCGCGGGCAATTTCTGAGGCTATCCCGCAAGCAGTATATGCGGCCGCCCAATCTCCTGGCGATGCTTTAAGATCTGGAGCAGAAGCTGGCGCTGTTGTTGCGCCTTTTGGCGCTTTATCTGAAGCTATGTTAAGCCCAAGCAAAAAAACAAAGATGATGGCACAGTTATTGGGATTCGGGGGTGCCGGCTTACTTGGTCGAGAGGCTATGAAGGACATGGGCACGGGAGAAACGATAGCTGATATTGCAGGCGCAGGTCTTGGAGCTTTAGCAGCGAGAGGTATGGGTGGAACGCGGGAACTTCATCAGCGATTAACTGAAGGCGTAGATATGGGAACAGCTGAGTCAAGACTAAAAGCAGCTCAGCGTTTAGGTTTGGATTATTTAACACCCGCAGAAGCTGGTGTAAGTCCGTGGGCTGCTAGACGGCAGGGTCAGCTAGGTCGAACTGAAGAAGGCGGAAAAATGCTGTATGAAAAGGGTCGGCAACGTCAAGACAGTGAGCGTCGAGCTATCGAGCATACCTTAAACCAAATTTACTCGCCTAGGCTTATGGATCCAAAAGTGAAAGAGGCTTATACGTCATTAAATGAAGTGAATTTGCCTTCATCTTTTCCTCTTCAATATGAAAATAATGCTATTGTGAATGAGGCAAAAAAAATGGTGGAAAACACCCCTGCTTACAAGGAAAGCCTGAAAGAGTTAATGCCTGATAATGTTAAATTGGAACCAGGTCAAAGCAATCCTCACGCGACAAGTCTCGTTTACTGGGATCACATTAAGCGCGCCATGGATGACATGATTACTAAAGCCGAGCGAGCAGGGAACAATAACGAAGCTCGTATCATGTCTGATACTCGAGCTAAAATGCGTGACCAAATGGACAAAGAGTTCCCGGAGTACAAGGAAGCGCGCGCGCTATACGAACGTAAGATGGTGCGTCAAAGTCTTGAAAAAGTATTTGACCGAAAAGAGATGACTGGTTCCAATTTTTACCAAGCACTAGCTTCTGAAAAGAAATTCGACGAATTAATGGGTCATTTAAAAAATGCACCTGAAGCAGCTCAAAACCTAAAAGACATGCGTTTGCTGTTTAAGGATTTAATGGGGCCACCAACCATAAAAACAGCCAAGGGTGGCGAAGAAAGGGGCATGTTCCAACACAGAAATGAGGCCGATTTCATTAAGAGTTTATTTGAGCATATCTTTACAAAAGGCGGAAACGATGAAAAAGCTATTAGGTTTATAACCAGCAAAGATTGGAATCGACAACTTCAGGAGTTGAACAGAATAACCGACCCTCAAATGAGGCTTGTTGCTGCAAGCATGGCGCTAAGTCGAGGGGTAGCGCAATTGGCCGGTCAATCAGATTAATTGTTTTTTACCCAAACACCATAAGCAATAAAAAGCAACATCAACGTAACACCCATCACACACCCCCACAATCATCCCCGTCACCATGACGGGGTATTAAACCAAACCAATTGAATGCAATAACACCGGAACAATCAACGAACTCACGAATAAACCAATAATGATGTTCAACTTATTATCCATACGCTTGGATAACTCTTCCATCACTCTGATTCTAACTTCATGCTCTACGTATTGCTCATTCATGTTTACACCTCAACTCTTTATGTAAACAGTTTAACATAGTGGTGAGTAAAAAACAAGCATCATATGATGTGATCCAGTATTAGCGTTTTATGCGGGTTTTCAGCGTTTTAGTTACCACATCAAGGGCTGAAACCTAGGTTTTATGCGGTGCGAAGGATGTGATCAAGATTAAGGGGAAGTGTGCTAAAATGCATACGTTACAAATAAAAAAGCCAGCATATGGGTTGCCACCCTGCCGGCTATCACTACTAAATGACAAAGTGCTGAACCATCACGAACAACACAGGACTATTATATCCAATGAGCATTAAATTAACAACACTTACCTACAACATCATAAATTTATCCTCAACAGAAAAGCATGTTTTAAAAAGCTTTGCTTGGCGCGCAAATGATAACGGAGAGGCGTGGTCGTCAATTGCCCGGCTGGAAGTTGACACCGGTCTAACTAAGCGAACTATTGAGCCCGCACTAAAGAAACTACGCGACAAAAGCATTTTAAAATACACCGGTGAATTCAAAGGTAAATCCGGATTAATCCCGGTTTATTTGGTTAATATAGATAACGGCAATTATTGCCGTGATAAAGATTTAAACACGGCAATTTACGTATTCGATACCGGCAATTTTTGCATTGAGATGACGGTAAAAATTGCCGTACATAAAGACAACATTAAAAACAATATTAAAAACAATGGATTTTCTTCAAATTCATCCAAACCAAAACCCTATGACATAGATTTTCAATATCAAGAGACTATTCGCAAAGCAATAGAGAGGTTAGCTAAGCACTCGCCAAAGCCACCCTAATCTTCCCATTACCATTCTCTAAAACTGTGCTACTATAAGGTAATAAATCGCAGCACAGGGAGTGGGTTGTATGACAACAGGGGTACGTTCGTTTAATCCAATTTGGAGTGAAGTGAATCTTACAGGTGACCTGTTCGATGACTCCTACTATTTGTACGTCCTCCAAAATGAGATTCCATACATACCAGCACCTGTATACCACGACGACAGCCTGACTATTCCTTGGTCAAATCCTATCCAGTTCCTTGCGAACGGGACGCTCCCAGTCGACGTTTTTTGGTTGACGGACCAAGTTTACCGCCTAGAATTCCGTAAAAATAACGGTATGCAGCCCCCATCACAGTCCGATGAGCTCATTTACCTGGTGCAAAACTACAAACCTGGCTCCGGAGGCATAACGCCCCCTACAAGCTTAACGTTAACCACTGAAAACCAAATCACTAACCCACAGTTTGCGTTATACAATTATCCCGAGGACGAGGAAGAATATACAGTCACGGGCGCTACTGATATTGAGATTGGTGTAGCTCCTGGATGGGTACTTGAGTTAGCTGGAACCGGTAACGTAACCATTCAGCGTGTAGCCTATAACGATGACACCCAAACCGACACCAACGCACCTTACGCATTACGCATCAATAACACATCATGGAGTAGCGTGATATTGCGTCAGCGGTTTGCGCAGAACGGTATGCTGTGGACTCAGAAAACGGTGTCAAATGCCTTTACGGCTCGCGTGCAAGGCGCATCGGTTACATTGACTTCTAGCTTATGGGATTCTAATGGAACGCCATTAACCCCATCACCGCTTATTTCTGCTGCGTTATCATCTAACCTTGAGCAGTACACCGGTTACCAGTTTATTCTTGAGACTACCAACCCTAATGTACCACCAGCCGCTTACATTGATTACCGCTTAAATATACCGCCTAATTCAGATGTATTTGTCACGAGCTTTCAGATTGTGGTATCAGATGAGGGTGTTAATTTACCGTTTAGTTATGAACAAGACACGGTTAATCGTCAAATCGACCATACGTACAACACCGCTTACCCGATTGTCCCGGTTGGAACGGTGATTGATTACGGTGGGTTCACTATTCCCGACCATTATTTTTTATGTGACGGGGCAGCCAAAAGCCGACTTGATTACAACCAACTTTTCCGCGCTGTAACTTTTGTTGAGGAAGTGACGTTAACGAATACTGTAGCGACGTTTACAGTAGCGTCTAGTACTGATTTATGGATTGGCATGCGCGTTGAAGGAGAGGGTGTTGCAGCCTCTACCACGATTTCCAATATATCCGGCACCACGATTACGATGTCTAATGCGGCAACGGCTACGGTTACTTCGGATGTTCGGTTCTTTGCTTATGGTGCGGCTGATACCGATACATTTAATCTGCCTGATTTGCGAGATTATGTTATTGCTGGGGTTGGTGGGAGTTTATTTGGCGCGACGAATAACGGGGTTGGTAAGTTAGGTGGTGCGGCTAGTCACCAAATAACAGTCAATGAATTACCGGAGCATACGCATAATGCTACGCAAGGCGCGGCAAGCGGTGTAGGAGGAACTAACCGGCTTGTTTCAAATCCGACAGGCACAGGCGCATTTACCGGTGTTAATACAACAACCCATACCGCCATGAGTTTGGTCCAGCAAACTGCGCTCATGAAAAAATTAATTCGCTACGAATAAGGAGATTATTGTGGCCGTAAGATGGTATAGCAATTACAACGACACGCTGAACTTCAGTGATGTCACCCCACGAATCACATTACAAGCTGGTGCGTCGGTTAGCGTTACTGTGCCTGGTGTGGCTACGAATAATCTTCAGGTGAAGTTTGATTACAGTCCTGATGCGATTGTGTACGTGGGCTACAACGAAGATGTGACGGTTCCTGCGCCTGGTGTGGTAACGACAGGAAGGTTCTCGGAGTTATTGCCAGAGCAGCGGTTTGTGAAAGGTGGTGACGTCCTTTATTTCGTAACGCCCGACCCAATTGCTTACATCGGCATTGCCTACAAATCTTTGGATTAAGGACGAGTCATGGTTGATACCATTAAATTTTCAGAATTCTTGAGTGGCGGAGACCTTGATAACGATTCGGTTACCGTAGGCTTGGGCTCAGGGGGTAATCGACGGTTTAATAATCCCTGGACATTTTTGCCTCCAGGAACGACCGCCGAGCGCCCTGCTCCCGACCCCAGTATGCATTACCGATTGCGGTTTAATACAGATGAGCCTACGACGTACGAGTTTTACGACCCTAACCCGGGGGAATGGGTTCAGATTGAAGACTCAACCGACATTAACAATCTTATCGACCGCCTAGCAGCGCATACCAACGGTGATGGCGCATCCATGATAGGCCTTGAAAATCAAGGCATCGTCACAGATAAAACCGTTCAAGACTTAGCTAATGCTGAGATAATTGCTCGCGTCAATAATGGCACGCTCCAGAACGCACAGTTTTTAAGTAATTTGTTGACGGGTTTTTTAGTTAACACCACGGGAACGGGTGTATTGACCACGCAAGAATTAACAGGGGAGCCCAACCAGATTATCGTTGCAAACGGAACGGGAGCCGGAGTTCCGACGTTTAGTTTATCACCTACTCTTATTTTGCCAGGAACCATGCAGGCTGGCGGTGATGTGGATATGGACGGGAACCTTATTAGTAACGTACTTGACCCTGTGAGCGCTCAAGACGCAGCA